CTTTGGTAACGTAGAGGGCGTGTACCATACGAAACCATTCTTCTCTGCCCAGTCCTTCATACGATAACGACTACCGTCCTTGCGTCGTCGAGAACCCGGCATGGGTGTATTAGGATTCTGAAATACAAATACAAGATCTTCATACTTACCTAAAGCCTTACGTATTTCTACGTACTTACGTGCTTCATCTCTAGTTCTGAACCTACCTTTTACTTCGATGTAGGTCATCCACCCGTCGCTGTTGTAACAGAAGTCAGGCTCATACATCTTAGGTATGATGTAACTGATCTTCTCTGCAGGATGATAGGTACAGCTTCTCATCTCTGCGTACAGCTTCTTTTCTAGCTTGCTGTCAAACCTCATCAGGTATCCTATAGCGGTCATCAGCAGACCGTAAAAGATATAGTAGTTGAAGGTTCTCATACAATCTATCAGCGTCGAGTTCATTGTCTTCGTATAACTTAAGACAACGCTCATATAGATCCCTCTCAGTTGTCCAATCTTCCAAAGCTTTCTCAGCCTTCTTAGGACCGACACCCCTTATACCTTCGATGTTGTCTACTCGATCACCCATGAGGGCTTGACGATACAGCCACTCTGTAGCAGAGCGCTCGTCTATTTCCTTCATGATCTTCTTTGTGTAGTCATACATCTTTGTGGGTATTTGTAAAAAGTCCTTATCCAATGAACAGATGATGGACTGATAATTAAGCTCTGTTGATTTGATGGCTATTGAATCGTCAGCTTCCATGTTGTTGGATACTTCCGCTTTCCATTCATCGATCATGTACTCACGTAGTAGTTCTTTATGGACAGGCTTACGGGCTGGTCTACTACCCTTGTAAGGCTGAGAAACAGCAACCTCTGTTCTGAAGTTGCTGCTCCCAGTTAGGTAGACTTGGTATTCAGTGTAGTGGTCAGTGAGATCAAGAAGAATCTCAGAGATGTAGTTTCCCATAGTTTGGGTAGCTGTTCTCTCGTCTTCCTCATCGCAGGCAAACCCTACTCTGTATACCAACATGTCACCGTCAATAAGAATCACAAAGCTTCCTCAAGATTCATCTCAGGTGCGTACTCAATCAGATCAGAGATGACCATACGCTTGAGCGAAGGTGAACGTCCCTTCTTGCCTTTGTACTCCCAGTCATAGTAGCCAACGAGACACGTAGCAGAACTGCCGTTAGCAACGATCGATCCTGAATCAGGGTTGTCATCTTCTGACAGAGCAGTACGTCCCTTCAGCAGAATCTCTGACCGATCAACACCAAACGCTCGCATCTTGTTCTTGGAACGACAGGTAATGTAGTTACCACGGTCATCACCCTTGTTGTTTACCTTGATACCTGAATCTTCAAACCAAGCTACAGCAGAGTCTGAAAGACCAGCAAGATCGACAGAGTACTTACCGTTGTCGTCTTCCACAGTAAGCTTAGGCCAGTAGAGTTTACAGTTGACGTTGGTTGTAGGTTGATTGCTCATAGAATTAACTCCAGTTAATTTGTAGACTAATATTATACCATGTAAATGGTAATTTTGCTAATGGGTTTCAGCCCAGTTACTACCGATGCTGTACTCCCCGTCGAGGGGGCAGTTAAGATTGAACTCTTCTCCTGCTTGTATGATGGCATCTACACAGCACTTGCCTACATACTCAGCATCAGAAGGATTACATTCTATCTGCCACTCATCATGCACTTGCGCTACCAGCTTGAAGTCAACGCCATCCAGTAAGTCATACAGGATGATAACCGCCTTCTTCATAACGACAGCACCAGCACCTTGAAGCAACGTGTTTAACGCTGCATGCTCAGAACGGACACGTATACGTCTTCCGTCCAGTCCATCAAGAAAACCAGATGCCGCTTGAACCGACACTGATTCTCTCAACTCTTTTAAAGCAGGCGTGTTAGCTAGGAACTTGTTCTTCAAGTCAGCTCCTACGTTAGGCCCACCTCCTACTACTGATCCAATCTTGGCGTTACCTGCACCGTACAGGAAAGCGTAGATGAATGTCTTCGCCTGCGCCCTTGTCTCCAGTCCAGCCGCCTGTTGATTAGCAGTATGAATATCTCCTTCTAGGATCTCCTTGGTATAAGCTTCATCATCCATGTAATGAGCAAGCATCCTAAGTTCAAGACCACTAGCGTCAGCCCCAACAAGAACACGATTGTCAGGTACAGTAAACAAGCTCCTGCATTCAGTACCATACTCTGCGTACACCGCAGGAACTTGCGCCAAGTTCGGACTAGAATGTGACATCCTTCCTGTAACAGCGCCGATATGCTTGACTCTGCCATGTATACGTCCCTCCTTCTCTGCCTTTATCCATGAGTCTATCTGAGACAGACGCTTCTGGCATAACAGATAGTTCAGTACTAGCTTAGCTTCAGGTATGTGCGTCTGCTTCTTGAGTGTAGACTCATCCACCTTTGGTTGTCCTGATGGTGTCTTCTCCTTCCACACAGCACCCTTGTCAGAAAGACGTTGAGCAATCTGCTGACGTGATCCTACATTGAAGTGCGTGATCTTATCCTTCAATCGCTTGCCTGTCTTTTCTGATACCCGCTCCTCAATGATAGGTGGGAACACTGACTGCAGTTTGTTCTCAATGCCTATCATCTTAGTATCGAGTTGCCGACGCAGTGTCTTAGCTGTGTCTGCGTCAAAGTAAAAGCCATTGCTCTCTTGATCCTGACATATCTGAGCCACGCTGTGTTCAAGGTAGACCGACTCGTCAGAGAACCCGAACAGTTGCAGTTGAGTAGACAGCGCAGAGTACAGCCTCTCAGTGACTGACACATCCTGCATACAGTACTCAACCATCTCTGCTGAGAATACATCCCACTCGCTGTGACTTCCTTTTGGGAAGCCTAGTCGTTGACCCCAGCTTGCTAAGCTATGTCCTCCGTCAATGTCAGGATGGAACAAACGAGACATGACAAGCGTGTCCATCACACGATCAGCGTTCACCTCTATGTCCCATAGTCTTTTTAGTACAGGCCCATCGTAGTTGATGTAGTTGTGGCCGCATACGTGACCACCCCTAGCCAACTCGTCGAACAAAGACTCCTTAGAGGTATGGATCAAGTGATCCTCGTTTGGCCTTTTGGTTACTACTACATGAATCAAAGTCGGATGGAGACCATCGGTCTCGATATCCAAGAACACTATATTCGTAGTAGGCAATGTCCAGTTCTTCTCTTTCTGTAAGTTGGCTACCATAAGTCGTCTTCCTCTCCATATTCTGTTCCTGCGTGATAATCCACTGGCCCATTTTCGACATAAAAACCTTCCTCAATATCTGATAAGTGTGCGAAGTTTATATTACCTTGTACTGTGATGTCATCTTCTTCGAGAAACTTACTACAAGATAAACACATATCAACAAACTCATTTGATTCACTGAACCGTCTAGTTAACTCAAAGTCATTCAATATCTTGTCGCAAGCTGCACATCTCATTCGATGATCTCCGTTAATCTTCCCGTGTCTTTATTATACAGAAGTGAACATGCTGGTCCAGTTATACCACTGAACCGATTCTTCAGTACCCTGATGTTGGTAGTGTTACGTACCATCACATCGTCAGCCTGAGCATTCCGCTCTAAGCCAAGTACAATATCAGAAAGCTGAGCAATTGAAGCACTACCACGTAGCTGACCCAGACTAGTAACTGCGCCATCTTCATGTCCTTTTCCTTCTGGTCTTCGTAAGTGGCTTACAACAAACATACATATCTCCATCTCCTGACAGAACATACGTAGCTTAGTCATTATCTCATCGATGGCTTTACGCTCATCACCATTGGCTTGATCTGATACCAGTATCGATATGTGATCGAGGATGATGTACCTAACACCCAACACCTTGACCTGATACCTAAACCTTGCCAGCACGTTTTCAATCTGGTTCGAACCGAACGAGTCCCATAGGACAACACGATCATCCAGATCCAACATCTCGAATACATGCTCTACCTCATCAGGGGAGTAATCACAGCCGGGTAGGTGTATTGGTTTGTTGATCTGAAGACCCACTAGTCCACGAGCAGTACGGTTCGGAGTCTCCTCAAGAAAGGCGAGACCTATCCTATCGTTAGTCTGGGAGGCGATTGAGAACACCAGCTCACGCATGAAGGTGGACTTACCTAGACCAGAACCAGAACAGATTGTCACCAGCTCAGTCGGTCGCATCCCGAACGTGATGTCATCCAGACCTTTGTAAGGATAGCGTACATCTGCCTCGAGCAGGGGCTTCTTCAACTCCTCACGCAGTGACCCTATCATCACCATCCCGTCAGGCGTATACACCTTGGCAGTCCACCAGCGTTTGACAAACTCATCCTTGTCTTGGTTCACCAGATAGTCAGATGCATCCTTGTGCTCGCCATGCTGATAGATCTTGGCCTTACCACCAAAGATATCAGCACACTCGTGCGCCGCCTTCTTACCATGATCATCGTTATCAAAACAGAAGATGATGTGCTCGAACGAATCCAAGAAGTCATATGCCTTACGACAGTCTGCCGCAGCACCTTGCGCCCCATTACGGATGGAGACAACAGGATACTTACCACCAAACATCTGATAAGCAGACAGCGCGTCGTACTCTCCCTCCACTACGGTGATGTACTGACCACCGTTAGGACAGAGATGCTGACCGAACAAACCAGCCCGCTTCCAGTCCCCTTCAATCTTAAATCGCTTGTCGGGTGTCCTTCGTTTGATGGCTGTCATCTCCCCGTCAGGTGTGAAGTAAGAGAACAGAACATCCTCACCTTTCACCTGTGCGGAGAACTTCTCCATTGTGTCTGCAGTTAGACACCTGTCAGGAACCCCTCTAAAAACCCCGCTGAGCAGTTCTACATCTACCCTTGGGGTTGGTTCCCGATAATCTCTAATGTTGCTCACAGAGCCTCCTACGCCCTCTGGTGAGGGGGTGAACTTGGTACACGCAAAACAATACGTTGACCCGTCCTCATTAAAACACAACGCATCACTTGAATCACAGTCAGGGCAATGCTTATGCAGTTCAACAAAAGCCACTAGTGCACCTCCGGTTTATTACCAAAACGAGATAAATACCTTGCCGTTAAAGTCTCGTCATCCATCGCCTCGAACTCGACGGCATACATATTAAAAATAATATTCATAGCTTGCATGAAGTTGATGTGATACAGCTCGTCGTCAGTCAGCTCCTCAATCATTCTGTGGCTTTCTACA